CCATTTTCTTCAAGCAGTGCCATCGTAGTTCCAACAGGAGTGTTTTGATTAGCATCGCTCATTTTCATGTCTGCTGTATTAGCAAAACGCTTACCTGTTTCTACCAAAAATTGTAAAAGTTGCATCATAGTTTGGCTTGGCTCTTTAAACGGTAGCGGCATGATAGCTTTGTTAATATCATCTACAGCGGCATCTAAATCAGCAAACTCTCCAGGAACAATAGGAACTTCACCCCCGCGAACACGCCCGCGAAGTTTGAAACCACCCTGCATATTGCTGAATGTCGCGGCATCTAGCAAACTACGTAATGCACCTGTTGCGGCTTTGCCTAAACCACCGATTATGTGGTATAAACCGAATCCCCAAAACTCAAGTCCGGGCAAAAATTTGTAACTTGTAAACCAAGTCTGTTTTTTATGAGTTTCATCATCTGGATCCCAGTTTCTACGAACAGAAGCTAGTTCATCTGTGTCATAACAATAACTAACAACATAGGGACGAAGACCTTCGCCAATATCTAAATAAACGTGAGATTCTAATAAAATAACAGGTCCATCATCACTGAGCGCAACTGAAGCTGGATCAATGCCTTCAATATCTTTAACCACAGAAGTATCTTCTGAAAGAGAACCTTCCATTACTGAATTATAATAGCCTTCTTCAACGTGTATGTTAAAGTCGTGTCTAGAAATCATTATTTCATGTGTGTACCGTTCTGCTGAAGCGAGATCTACCGCATTACAATCTACAACCATTTGGTCTGCATGAACAAATCGGCTAGTAATGCGTTTTAAAATAGGGTCGTAATAAGATTTTTTAAATGTGTGACCGACTAACGGTAAATGAAATAACATTTGGTCAAGGTCTGGAAAATATTCTTCCATTTCTTCAGTTAGTTGATAATTCATAAACGTAGAAACACGAGTAGCTTGGGCTTGTTTTTCTTCGTTTGCTTCACCGACAATACTAGTGCCAACAGGACCAGAAGCTGGAAACAACTCAACAATAGCTTTCGCTTGGAATTCTACAGCCGCTTCTGCTAACATAGGGTGAATAACTTCTGTTAACTGGCGAATATCTCTACCTTCTGTTTCGGCATCGTCTCCAATGATAGATTTTAAACCATCTTCATATGTCGATAACCAATCATCACGACTTGATTTATCAATATCATAATCAGATTTAAGGTCAGTAAGTATAGTAACAACAAGCTCTGGGTCTATGTCTGAAGCTAGATTTTCTTCAAAATGTTCAGAAAGCTCATTTGTTTCTTCTATTGTTTCTTCACCTATTAAAACACTTCCATCTTCTAAAATTTCTATATTACCCGAAAGTTCTTGATCGATGTCAGTCGGTTCTGGAAATAACTCTGTTAGTTCAGCCATAGATTGCTTTCCTCTTCATAGGAATCACATTAACTTCGTTGTAAATATCATCTTCTCGTTCAGGAGGTAGTTCCAACTCTGTGTCATCTTCAGTTGGTACGGCATACCACATTTTGCGTAATCTAAGCAACGCTTGCGTAACTGTATCAACAATGTCGGCTCCATCACCAGCGGGGAACATAGCACAGTGTTCTATAACTTCATATGCCCATTTGCGATCAGGATGCCACACAATGCCTCCCTCTAGCAAGGGGCTTGCTGCATGAGCACGGGCAACTTTGTCACGATCAGGACTATACGCCAATATCGGAATCGCTTGTTGAAGTTCTTGTATAATTGACTGTCCAGAAGCTTTTTTCTCTATAAGTACAGCATCTGGACGCCACTCATCATATAATTCTCGCACAGTGCGTCTAAGTTCTGGGTAAGCAATGCGATCTCGGAAACGGTGTATCAACATAATATGGTATCGGCTTCCATAGTTAAATACACCCCACGTTGTGCAAGCAGAGTAAGAGGCCGTGCTTCTTTGAGAAAAAGCCGTGTCCCAAGATTGAAGAACGTAAATAAACTCGGGGATTGCATCCGCTTCCCACTTTCGCCACCAATCTGCCTTTATAATGCCCCCTCCTTTGGGGCTAGGCCGTTGTTGGAGTTGTCCAGCCGAAGCATACGTTCCAAGAGCTGTTTTTAGTGTTGCAAGAGCTTTTTCAGTAAATCTTTGAGGCCATAATAGCTCACCCTCTGTTATACGTGGGTCGACTTGGTCTGTAGCAGTAGGCAAAGCCGTAAAAAAGGGAGTAGGGTGCTTTTCTTCATATTCTGCAGGAACACAAAGGTGTGTCCACGGGTCTTCAGCTTGTTGATTAGCTAAAATGTGTCCTGTAAGATCTGTTTGGTGTACACGCTGCATAATCACAACAAAAGCACCTGTTGTTGGGTCATTTAAACGAGATTGTACCGCTGTGTCCCACCATTCTAACGTAGACAAGCGAATATTTTCAGATTCGGCCTCTTTTACGTTATGTGGGTCATCAATAACAATAATGTCGCCACCTTCACCTGTTAATGCTCCTCCAACTGAAGTTGATATCCGATGACCGTTTTTTGTGTTTTCAAAACGCTGTTTCTGGTTTTGATCACCCGTTAATTGAAATTTATCACTCCAATTTTTCTGATACCACGGTGAATTTATCAATCTTCTGCATTTTACACTGTCTCTCGTAGATAATGCTCCTGCGTAGCTGGCAAACAAAAATTGTAGCTCTGGTTTATGAATCCAAGCCCATGTTGGGAAAGCTACGTCACAAGTTAACGATTTCATGTGTCTAGGGGGAATATTTATGATTAAACGCCGTAAATCACCCATTACAACCGCTTCTAAATGCTCACAAATAGACTGTATGTGCCAATTATCGTGAAATTTGCGTCCGGGCTCAATTGTAGGCCAACATTGGTGAATAAACTCGTGCATATGGCGTTCAGCCAGCACTTTGTTTATCTCGTCCGGTGAAACTTCATTTACAAGAGCAAGAGGGTCTATCATTTTCTATCAAAAAAATGTTGTGAAAGAGCTTCACCCATCGTACGTTGGAATTCAGGCTTTTTATTCAACGATCCTGACTTTTTAGCATCAAAATAGCTTTTTACAGCAGAAGTTATTTGTTTTTGTGGCATAGAAAAATCTTGTTCGTTTTCTGGAAAAGGCCCGAATTTTTTACTCAAATTACCTAAAGCATACCGTTCTATGTCTGTTTCGTCTGCATAACGCATATCGCCATCAGTGTTGTGTTCAAAAAGTTCGCCTTCTCTATTTTCATAATTAGACAAACCTTTTCGGACGCTGTTTATTTCATCTGTCACAAGACTGTATAATTCTTCGTCATTAGGTATGTTGCCCGTACCGTCTTGTAATAATAATGCCAAACCACCTAGTGGACCAAGAGAACCTTTAGCGATCATTTTTCCAGCATTAGCTAACAAAGGTAACTTGCTTATAGCGCCACGACCAAGGTGACTAAGCGCACTTTCCCCTGCTCCGGCACTTCCAAGAACAGCCGAACCTACGATAGCATCTTCCATTGCAAGTTCTTTAGCCATTTGTCCCGCCGCTTTAACCGCAGGTCCATAATACTCAGACATAGTTTTAGGCTGTGTCGTAGGGAGTCTGTATTGTTCTAAATCAAAAGGTGGTCTAGTTACTCTCTCGTCCATTGTTCAATCCAAACGCAGTTAAAACAGATAAAGGTATCCCCTTTTTAATAGCCGCAATTAGTTCTGGAGTAAAGGGGAGGTAATGTTGCTTCTGTGTGTTTTCTATAGATTCCTTGAGGAGATTGCGACGAATTTTGGATACATCGGTATTTTGTAGAGGCCCATGTTTGTATTTACCTGATTCAGCGACGAATTCACCCTTGTTGCGGAGTACGGGGCCGAATAGCTCGTCGGTGATTTTGAGGTCGGAGGGGAGGGGGTAGTCTTTAAGTTCTCCTGCAAAGTCAGCAGGGTCATCGAACTGCTCGGAAGATTGTCTAAACTTTTTCCGCGTCGGCCATCCTATATTTGTGCGGGCAGTCGTGACTCGTGTGTTGAATTTTTTACCAATCTCATTAGCAATCTTTTTGATGCGGTCATCATATGCTGATCTAAGACCCTTGCGTTTATCAGGGAACTCTGAGTGAGGCGTTCTTCGTAATTGCTCTTTGCCCGTAGTCCACATTAATCCTGGAGAATTATTGTCTACAGCTTCAGCCATCGCCTGACGAAAAGCTTTTTCAGATGTTTTACTAGCGTACGGATGTTCAGGTGCGGCTCTATTAACTCTTGAACCAATGCGATTGAGATACTCTAGTGTTGAAGCTTTAGCTTCTTCTGCTGTTTCTCCATATCCAGTGAAACTTTCCGCGCCTCGGGGTGGTGTAGCTCTCGGTCCTGGATGAGCTTCTCCCTCTCTGCGAGGTTTCATAGTCTTTTTATCGAAAAAGTCGTAAGCGTTTTTCGCCGTGTTAGGGTTGTCACCGCCCTGACCTTGCACATATTTTTTTCTGAGATCTCGAAGAAGATTCTCTCTTTCATTACTGTATTGTACCAAGTCTACATCTCGATAAGGGTTCGGAGAAGAACCAAACTTGCGGATTTGTGCTTCCCAGTCGTCTTGAAACTCTTCGCCTAAAGATCCGGGCGCATTATTCTGCGGAATAGATCGTTTCGTTACTGGGTCTTGGATTGAGTGCATTGGTCGAGTTGACTGTCGCGTGTGTCCCATGATATTAGGGAATTCTGATCCCCAGTGACCACCTTTGAAATCATCTTGAACTTGTTTCATCGGCTTATCTAAAAGAGCATTAGCTATCTTTGACTCAGCAGAAGTTTTTTTAGCTACAGGGTTAGTTAATTGAGCAAGTATCTCCGTGTAATTAGAGTAAGCTCCGGGAGAATTGACATCCATCCCAGTCTCGGGATGATACTCTGTTCCACCATAAGTTGATCCGGGAGTGTCAGGAGAGTCGAAGTGAGATTTCATCTGGTCGCGAACACGGTTCTCGGCTTCTGAACGAGTGAAGTGAACTTCATCCACTGCATCGGTGTCAGGGCCTCGTGTGCGATACTGTGTGTTTCTGGGTCGTATTGCGCCCTCAGACTCTTCTATTTGATTCATAACCGCTTCGATATTAAAAGGTCCGGGGTCTTCGCGGAACTGTTTGTTCTGAGGAGAATTCATCCACTCAGAACGGGCATTATACGTTTCGGTGTTCATATTCCCGTCAATTCCAAAGCGGTGATCGGCCAAATCTTCAAGGAGTTGCTGTCGTTGTTGTGGG